GCCAAACGTCATATTATACATATACCGATTTACCCACGGACTCTTTCGCTGCTCATACGAAGGTAGAAGTGATCTGAACATAGAAGGCGATGCACTCGAATATCGTGTCAGTTTTCCTTCATAGATCAAACTCATAGATGCAAAAGGTTCCGAGTCACGCTCCGAAAACGCAGGCACAAGATCCTGATACGATTGTGTGTTGAGGCCTCTGGCATTCGGCCACCAGACACTAAACTTTCCTGGATCATTCAGATCACGTGTTGCCAGAAAAGGTGCATTGTAGGCCCCTGCCTCGTATCTCTGAGCAAAGAAATACAAGTCTCTGCACGGATTCGGAATTCGTAACGGTATTGTTATTCTCGGCTGTCCATTTGTATCGACAGCATCAAAAATATAATGCTGGACAATCGGATACTGGAAATCAGCAATACGGAATTTGTTTGCTTCAGGCTTGTCTAGATACACATACTCGGCCATCACATATGTGTCGCCCAATAGAAGTGTCTTAGGAATGGTGGCATCAGGAATTGTTGTTCCATCTGTTCTCGTAAATGTGGATCCCTGTAAAGGAGGATACGTCGTATTTGCACCTGTTGCACAGAATCCTGATTCAATGACGGATGTTGTTGTTTTTGTTGTCTCTTTTGTTAGATTTAAGACATTACCAGAAGTATCCACGAGCGACGAGGATACATAGAGGCTTTCAACAGATGCAAATCCTATCGTAAGACGCACCTGGTCCGCATTGACCGCGTCGATCGGAAAGGCCGCACCAGGATCTCCCTTGCAAAACCAGAAGGGTAGAGGTGTTACAGCGACTGTAGGTGTTGTTGACCATCCAAAGGTTTTTTCAGTAAAGCCACTGTCAGCACGCGGCAGAAGCTTATTTATACTCGTAACCTTCTCGAGAGGTGTCTGAAACTCATCAAGAATCTCCAAAAGACGACCATTCAGCTGTTCAACACGAGCTCCAGCAATATCAATTGTGGCCTGTTTCAATAAAGCATGTCCAAGACTATTTGTCCAGCCAAACACAGGTCCTTTGAACTTCGGATCCTGTTGAGCCTTGAGCTGGGGTGTTCGAATATCAGGCATGGTAGTGACAAGATAAAGACGCGTAATGAGATTTCCAATGCGGGGAAGTGTCAGAGTTGCGGCTGTATTGAAAGCGGGTCTCGTATCAAAGTCAAGACGAACCCATTGTGTCGTGAACCGTCCCGCTTTAAGGAAAACTTTCTGAAAAAAGGTTGTCGCTGGATTACCTTTTGTCGGCAAGAGTCGTTCATCTTGAAGACCTGTGTGGATCACTCGGAGTAGTGCGACCACCATCTATTTCTCGGTGGGGGTTTCCTTTAGTCCTTTTAATCCTGGAACACACCTTGGGTATGTATACCGATTTTTAATCGGTGAACATATGGTTCGCAATACCATTCTCGAAGCGTAACCAATTCAGACCAATACAAAACACCTTCACCTCCCACGTCCCTGGACAATTCACATCAAGAGTTAATCGTAGACTCTGAAGTCTGCTTGCATTAATCGTGCCAGAAGGTTGGTGCTGACCAGGATGTCTCGCAAACGGATATCCATAAATGAATGAACTATAGGGCACAACACCACCCTTGTGATACTTTCCAATCAAATTACGGAAATAAGACTCCTCCGCCTCCACCAAATCAATTCCATTCACCTGCACCTTAGCAGACACTAACAAAGGACCTCTCGGATTATAAACCGGATCATACTCCTTCTCAAGAACACTCGAATAGTTCGTCCATTCATTATTAAGAGAAACATCCGTCCTACGAACAAACCAAAGTATTTCCTCTAACGGATGATTCGCCTCCAACGGTAGCTGAACACGAATCACAGAACCAGGGTTTGTTGTGGAAGCAGCATACTTCAGCGGCTCAGCGAAATAAAAGGTCTGCACATCCCTGTGCATCACTTCAAACGGCTGTCGTAACATTGAATTTCTTAGAGTTCCATCCAGTAGAGCCCCCCATGTTACAAGACGAACATTCTCAAGTGGAGGCTCAGATGCAGATGTAGTAATCGAGTAAGCATGACCATACTGCTTTGATACATCATACATTTCTATTGTCTTGCTTATCGGAACATCATTACATGTATCACGAAAACCTCTAGCCTGACGCACAACTTCCGCGAACGGCCTCAGTGTAACGTGAATCCGCACAGAACCTTCTCTGCATGCAATCAATGGAAGTCCCTCCTTGAGCTTGGTTCTCGAAAAGAACAGAGGAAGCATGCAATGAATATATCCAGTCTCCGTTGGATACACACGCTGAGGATTCCATTGCAGTAATCGTTCCATACTCACAAATCCTGTGTTTTCTGCAACACCATATTGTGTATTGAAATCATAAAATAACTGTGAATAGACCGATGAAAAGTCTCCATCGACCTTTTCAATCGTCACACCATCAATCTCAAGCTCCACGCTCTGAATTAGAATACATCCAATTGCATTCGCATAAAACCACGCTGTTGAAGGATCTTGGTATTTCGATAGACTGCCCTGCAGCAAGAGCACAGTCGTAGGATCTAGCCAACTACCAAGTTGCAGCTGTAGAACCGCCCCTAGAAGTAAATCACCACATGTGTGTGATGCAATATCAAAGCTAAATTTGTATCCGAAGGCGGCGGGACCTCTATACTGGAAATCCTGGAGAACAGGAACAAACGGCTGGTGCCGTCTCTTTTGATCTCTGCTGAACCATGATGTATCTGCCGTCAGAGGAAAATATGTATTATCTTGTTGATCCCTCGGTGTTAAATCAAGAAGTGTTGTAATATCACCTGCGGGTCTCTTGAAGGAGGCCATTCACCCTTTCTAATTAGCATATAAAAGCGATAGTCGCGAGTTTTCCGCTACCATTGTAGCCCACGTTTCCACAAAGCATCGGAGTTCTGTATTACCTGGTGTTGCCTGGAGCTCAATATAGAAAGATGGACGATCTGCCGTCGTCATGTTTATAGTGCCATCGGGTTGTCTAACTTCTCTACGATTCCGAATATCTCCCAGAGTCCAATCCATGATGGCAAGTTCGAGTCCAGGATCTCTCTCTGACTTTGCATGTGTCACCAGATCACGCCATACAAGAGACGAAAAGAGAGATTCACGATCTCTGCCTGCAACCAGGAGTTTCAGATTTCCATAGAAACTCGGTGTCGGTGTATTGGACAGGTTCCAGAGTTGATTTTTCTGTAGAGAGGCAGCAGAACGAAAGAAAGAAACAATTCTGGAGGTCGGGTGAACACCATCAAGACGACGCGTAATTGCAGCTGTTCCTCCTCTCGAAATCGGTGCATAGTCGTTTTGACTCTGTGTAAAGACATTCTCATAGATACGTTCAAAGGCTATCTCTTGTTTGCCCTTTTTCATAGCCTGTTGTGTTTCACCGCCCATATAGACATGGCGTGTTTGAAGTATAAGAGTTGGTGTTCCTATAGATACACGATCAAGAGATGTAAATGGCTGGGGGCTTGATGATGCAGACGTCTGAACCTGGAGTTTCATGGACCACGGTTTCGGCTTGACCTGGCCATCCGATGACTCCACAAGATCTTCCAGCTTTCTCAGAAAACAACGAAGACGATACGACTGCTGGGGCGTTGAATAAGCAGGAAATCCTCCATCCTCGGAGTTCTGACATCCAAAAATCGGAAGTTGGAGTCTGAGTCGCCCAGGAGTTGCATTTCTTCCTATGGCGATAGGACTATCTTCACGAATTCCTGTTTGTTTCGCCTCCAGGAAAGCAGAGTTTAGAGTTCCTCGTGTTCTGCTGCAGGCCCACAAAGCATCTCCACTGAACTCCTGAATCAGAATGTTATCCTGAAGAAAGTGAATCTTCTCAAACAGAAAATATCCAATTCCATTTGTATATCCATAGCTGTTACCTGAAAGATCCGTTACAACACCCTTGATATTGGAAGGAAGCCATGACGGAAGATCAATTAGAAGAGTCGGCTCGATAAATGCGTCACCTGCCATCTCAATCTGAAATTCACAGCTTCGTCCAAAGTCGGGTGTATTTAAAGGCGGCATCTGTCGAAGCTCATGAATGTGAGGAGGTGTGGGTCCATAGCGATTATCAAACAGATTTTTGGCTTCTTTTGTATCCTCAATGAAATAGACATCTTTATTTCCTCGAGCTACAAGCTCGTATAAAGATCCTTCTATGTTGAAACTCATACTACACTAGTTAGTTATTTCCTTACCTTTAAAACAATCGTGGCGGCTTTCTCTGCCTCTGTCGGTAATGTAAGATCTGCATCTCGATCGAGCCACGTAAACTCAACAAGACCCTTAAACGCCGTGCCATTCTTAATCCACTCATTCATGTGATCACGAATTGTATTATACCCTGGCTCTCTCTCATCAAGACCAAGCTCCTTGAGCTTCTTTATAAGAGTGATAGATTCCTTTACTCGTTCTGATGTGGGCTTTTCTGCCATTCTAGATTCTAGTAGAAAGATTCTTTAACTCAACTAAATGGACCTTGTGCCGAGCCACAGGTGCTATTAAATTGCTTTCCTTGATAGAATAACTGTCTGTCCTGGTAATTCGTGAAATTCAAGATAATGCTGCTGGGCAAAGAAGCACAGGTGCTTATATTTACCGTCGGTTGTGTGACACTGAGTTTTGTCTTAATATAATTAAAGGCCGTGCGGCTTTGTAATTTGCGGATGATGTCGCTGGCGTCCATTCTAACCATAGACCCTAAAGAATGAAATCTACAAAAACAGAGAAATGTGCGGAATCTGGTATTGCCTGGGGAAAATCACACCTATGTATCATCCTGGAACATGGATAAAGACTCTATCAGCAAGAGGACCGGAAAGCATGGAAATCAAGGAACTCTTTTCATCGACAATGGGATTCACACGTCTCGCAATCAATGGCCTCAATGAAGAAGGTATGCAGCCTTTTTTAAAGGGTTCTATTCGCTGGATGTGCAATGGTGAGATTTACAACTGGCGAGACATTGCTGTCTCAGAGAATAAGTCTGGATCCGATTGTGAGATTCTCGGTGACCTCTATCTCCAGTTTCAGGATAACCTAGCGTCATTCTTTCGGTCACTTGACGGTGTCTTTGCAATTGTCATTGTTGATGAGGCCAGAGGACGCGTTGTTGTCGGCCGTGACCCGTATGGTGTTCGTCCCTTGTATATCGGCACAAAGAATCAGTATACAGTGCTCGGTGATGGACTCTTTCGCTGTGATCCTTCTCACATTGTCTTTGGAAGTGAAGTCAAGTCTCTTGTTCCCTTTTGTGACACTGTTGCTGCCTTTCCTCCTGGCAGCTTTCAGGTCTGGGATATGTTTACTAAAAAGATGGTCTATACTGAGAAGTATCACACGGTGCCATGGCTTACAAACCCGCTCTATACGTCTGTAAATCCTTGTGGACTTGATATGGCCTGTATGTCCCTGCGGTTCGCTTTAGAGGAGGCTGTGAGAAAGCGTATGTTAATGGAACGGCCTGTTGCGGCTCTTCTCAGCGGCGGAATCGATAGTAGTTTAATTGCATCCCTTGTCCAGAAATCACTCAGTGAGGCTGGAAAACCGCCTCTCAAGACATTTAGTATCGGGATGCAGGGCTCAACTGATCTGAAGTATGCGAGAAAGGTGGCTGACTGGATCGGCAGCAATCACACAGAAGTCTGCTTGACGGCAGATGACTTCTTTAAGGCGATTAGCGATGTGATCTATGCAACTGAGACATTTGACACCACTACAGTTCGTGCATCTGTCGGAAACTGGCTGGTCTCAAAAAAGATTCGCGAGTTGTCAGATTGCAAGGTTGTCTTTAATGGCGATGGATCCGATGAAGTCTTTGGATCCTATTTGTATTTTTACAAGGCACCGAGCGATCGTGCATTTGAGGAGGAAGTTACACGTCTGCTGACTGATATCCACATGTTCGATGTGCAGAGAAGTGATCGGAGTATCAGCAGTCACGGACTTGAGCCGCGGACACCCTTTCTTGATAAGCAGTTTGTAGGAGTCGCTCGTTCGATTGCGACGGAATGGCGGCGGCCCGTAAAAGGCAAACAGGTTGAAAAGTGGATTCTAAGAAGGGCTTTTGATGATGGAGCTACCTTACCTCATGATGTTCTGTGGCGTCGAAAGGAAGCCTTTAGTGACGGTGTCAGCAGCAGTGAAAAATCATGGTATGAAGAAATTCAGGGGCGGGTTGCGTCATTAATCACGGAAGATAAGCTTTCCGCTGCGGCTTTGAAGTATCCTATTCTCACACCCAAGACAGCCGAGCAGTATTATTATCGGTATTTGTATGAAATGCACTTTGGAAAGGTAACAACTGTTCCGTATTTCTGGATGCCTAGTTGGAGTCCCGAGGCAACAGATCCGAGTGCAAGGACTCTAGGATCTTTATATGAGACAGAGTAGCAATTGTAAACATTGAAAACCCAATACAGAGAGTAGTAGGATTTTCAAATATAATTCCAATAATCACTTGAAAGATTCCAGTGATGATTGAAAGACGAATAAAGTTAAAGATATTCATTTTTGTGAGCCGAATGAAGGGTTGTTTCAGTTCAATTTTTTAAAACCTATCCTCGATCCATGTATCCCACGGAACAGGCTCAGAAGCATCCCAGTGTTCCGCCCGATCAATGTGGAGCTGTCTGCGTCTATTCAAAACTGTAATATCTGCGTGAGTTACAGTATACTCCTCAAGAGTTCTGAGAACATGGGCGATCTGCTTTCCTGTGAGCTTACCACAGGTGTAAATGTCCATTTGAAGAAGGCACTGGCTTTGCTTGTTGTTCAGAATTCGAACATCAGGATTCTTCCAGAAATGCAGGGCAATGTGAGATGTCTGAATCGGAGCAATCCCTGTCAAACCCTCATTATAATGAGGATTCGTGACGTAATATGTCTGAACAGGAGCTAGAGATGTCATGTCAATATCCTTGATGAGCTGGTGGATTTTGCGTTCCATTGCAGCCTTATCATCAGCAGAAGGACAAGTTGCCGTTTCGGCCCTGAGCAACATATGGTGATGTTGAATCTTTTCCTTTCCATTATTCTTTTTGTTGTTCTTGCGTGTGTTCATTCCTACAAATACTCAACGAATTCTGGTTTGACAAGAACCATTATGAA